AAGAAGGAATATGAGGTATGAAGATATCAGTAACAGGATCTACCGGCTTTATCGGTAGCCATTTGAAAGAAAGACTCGAAGAAGAAGGACACGAGGTCGTAGGTTGGGATCGTAAAGACGGTCGAGATATTCGTGATTGGGAACTCGAAGGATGTGACTTTGTAGTTCATCTTGCTGCAGACGCAGACGTGCGCAGATCGATTCTTGAACCCGATCTTTATTGGGATAATAACGTAGAACCGACAAAGCGCATTCAAGAAATTTGTAGAGTGAATCGGATACCTCTTGTCTATGCTTCGTCTTCATGTGTACATGCGTGGCATAAATCACCGTACGGTATCAGTAAGCGCGTCAATGAGATCACAGCATATACGACACCATTTGGTATCAACAATCAAGTCGGTTTGCGGTTTACGACGGTCTATGGCGACGGTGCTCGAGATACCATGTTTATGGGTAAGTTGATGAGAGGTGAAATCAAGTATGCCACAAATCATGTACGTGATTTTATTCATGTCAAAGATGTTGTAAACGCCATCATGATCTTTATAAATACAGGTACCAAAGGTAAACTGCCGGCTTATAATGTCGGTACAGGGGAAGGCCATATTGTATCTAAGCTTGCACAACTTAAATATCCCGCTATCGAGATTCGAGAAGGCGACGATTGTGAAGCACAGGATAATACAGCAGATAATTCTGATCTAAGAGCTCTCGGTTGGGAACCGACAATAAATGCTCGTGGCTATGTACAAAATAACGGAAATATGATATAATTATCCAGAAGGAGATTCGAATGTCTATAATGGATAAGCTTAAGAAAAACAGTAAGGTCAAGCACACCTCTGTTTTATCTGAATCAAAATTCTTCAATGAGAAGGATATGGTTCCAACAAACGTGCCAATGATGAATGTGGCTCTATCTGGTGCCGTAGACGGTGGTCTTACACCTGGTCTTACAGTACTTGCCGGCCCATCAAAACACTTTAAGACTTCTTTCGGTCTGATCATGGCTTCTGCGTATTTAAAAAAATATAAAGATGCTGTACTTTTATTTTATGATTCAGAGTTTGGTTCACCGCAATCCTACTTCGAACAATTTGATATCGATACTGAGCGTGTACTCCATACTCCTATTACGAACGTAGAAGAACTTAAGTTTGATCTTATCGGTCAACTCGAAGGTATTGATCGTAAAGATAAAGTTATCGTAATGATTGATTCGGTTGGTAACCTCGCATCTAAAAAAGAACTCGAGGATGCTATCAACGAAAAATCAGTGGCAGATATGTCAAGAGCAAAAGCACTGAAAGGTTTGTTCCGTATGACCACGCCTTATCTTGCTATGAAAGATATTCCACTGATTGCAGTCAATCATACGTATATGGAAATCGGGCTATTCCCGAAAGCGGTAGTATCTGGTGGTACAGGTATTTACTATTCTGCCGATAATATCTGGATCCTTGGTCGTAGACAAAACAAACAGGGTACAGAAGTTACTGGCTATGACTTTGTAATTAATGTGGAGAAATCTCGCTATGTTAAAGAAAAATCAAAAATCCCTATTAGCGTCTCTTGGGACGGTGGTGTTCAGCGGTATTCTGGTCTACTCGACGTGGCACTCGCCGGGAACTTTGTTGCAAAACCTAGCAATGGTTGGTATTCTCGTGTCGATACTAGCACTGGAGAGTTCATCGGATCCAAAGTCAGAGAAAAAGAAACGCTAGAAGAAGAGTTTTGGAAACCAATCTTTGATGAAACAAACTTTGCTGAATACTTAAAAGAAAGCTTTTCAATAGGAGGTAATCGTTCTAATGAGCTCGATATTCGATCCGAAGGTGATTGATCCTGAAGAAAATGTAACGTATGAGTTTGTACCCGCAGAAGATCCGGATGAATGGCACATTCGGATCCTCGAAGGCATGTACAATGAAACCGTTATAAAATACGATGCAATAAGTTTTAACACTCATGCAGAAAATACAATGTCATTTAATTTCTATCTCATAAGCAGTCCTGATACGGAACTTTCTCTAGATGATATAGGATTGCAAGAAACCGCCGGTGTTATCTTACAGCATATAATTAAAACTGCTATTGAAAGAGATGATGGTACAATTGGTTTTAGAGAAACGGAAAAAGAGATAGCTGTACAAAAGAAATGAAAGCAAACTTAGAACAAACAATCCTTCGGAATATTCTGACTGACGAAGACTATATGCGGAAGGTTCTTCCGTTTATTAAGCCAGATTATTTCGAAGGCATATATCGAATACTGTTTAACGAAGCAGGTAAATTCGTCGGTAAGTATAATAAACTTCCGACTGCTGAATCGTTTAAGATTGAACTCGATCAATCTGATCGGCTCAGTGGTGAAAACTATACAGTCGCTGTCGATATCATTCCGCAATTATTTTCAAGAGAAGAAATCGATGATAAGTGGCTACTTGATACTACAGAAAAGTGGTGTCAAGACAGAGCAATCTATAACGCTGTTATGGAATCAATATCCATTATTGACGGTAAACATGAAACTTTAACAAAAGGCGCATTACCAGATCTTTTATCAAAAGCTCTCGGTGTTGCCTTCGATACAAATGTAGGTCATGATTATGTCGACAACGCAGAAGAAAGATGGGACTTCTATAACAGAGAAGAGAGCCGAATTCCATTCGATCTTGAAAAATTCAATTCCATCACGAAAGGTGGAATACCTAATAAAACCCTTAATATTGCTCTTGCTGGTACCGGCGTTGGTAAGTCTCTATTTATGTGTCACGTTGCTTCGTCCGCTTTGGTTGATGGTCGAAATGTTCTTTATATCACCATGGAAATGGCTGAAGAAAAAATCGCTGAACGTATCGATGCGAATCTACTTAACATACCAATCGATCAGTTGGAAAATACACCGAAGACTATCTTCAGCGATAAGGTCAAACAACTCTCAACTAAGACTAATGGTAAGCTCATTATTAAAGAGTATCCTACTGGTAGCGCTCACGCTGGCCACTTTCGAGCTCTTCTTAATGAACTAAAACTTAAACGACAATTCGAACCAGATATTATCTTTATTGACTATCTTAATATCTGTGCCTCTTCTCGTATGAAAGGCATGGGTGGTTCGATCAATTCTTATAACTATATCAAAGCCATTGCGGAGGAATTACGTGGTCTTGCTGTCGAATTTGATGTACCTGTTTTCTCTGCGACTCAAACTACTCGTAGTGGATATTCAAATTCAGATGTTGGCCTTGAAGATACATCTGAATCGTTCGGTCTTCCTGCCACTGCTGATCTTATGTTTGCACTTATCTCGACCGAAGAGTTGGAACAAATGGGTCAGATCATGGTTAAACAATTGAAAAATCGCTACAATGATCCAACTCACCATAAACGTTTTGTAATTGGTATAGATAGAAGTAAGATGAGACTTTTCGATGCTGATGAAAATCAGCAAACACTTACAGACGATACTCCAGTATTTGATAAGACTGGTACTGGTGAAGGTATCGCTAAATTTGCGGATTTTAAGTTCTAATGAAAGTAATACAAAAAACAAATGCTTCTGAAAATGGCATGGAAATACGAATGGAATATGATTCCGATACAGATCAAACATATATCACATTGACTGATGAAAACGGTGATATAATCAATTCGCATTTCTTGGCTGAACCACCACGCGACTCTTCAGAAATTGAAGATCCGCCTGATGAACTTGAGAATTTTGTAGGAGATCCATTATGAGAAAAGAAATTAGCAGACACTGGGGTGATCAAGCTTATCCTCACCGTGAGGCAATTATCTTTCATAATTTAACAGAAGATCTATTCGAAGTAGAGTTCTGGGAAAGAAAAAAACTCAGAGAAAATCGTCAGATGGTTACAGAGCATAGAGGCGAAAGAACCATTCATAGTTTAAGATACGCAGAAGATGCTGCAGAAAATTGGTGCTTAGGATATATACCATGATGGATAAATTATTTAGAAGACTCGGTTTTAAAGACCAGTATGGTTGGGAAGAAACAAGTATTGTTGGCTTCATTGTATTATGGAGTTTGTTTGGCTATGGTTTTTATATTGCTATAATGGAATTGGTTAAATGAATGT